AACCGCAGCTGATATTGTTGCAGACCCTTCCGCACCAAATGCTTTCGTAGAAGGTATCATGGAAGGAAAAGAATGGGTTTGGAACAATGGAGCATTAATCGAAGCAGAACTTGTCGAGTTAAGGCGGAAATTTGATGTTAAAAAGCGTCAAAGGGATGCAACATTTGAGGCTTTGGAGTTTGCAAAGTTCCTCAAAAAATTATAATTTATAAATATAATAACACAAAGGTAAGGAGACAAACCTATGTCCGAAATAGAACAAACGATTGAAGAACTTGAGGCAGAAGTTCTTGCAGAACTAGAAGAAGCCTCAGAGAAACCTTTAGGTACAGCAAAAGACCTTGGATTGGGTTCAGATAATGCTGGAGATAGTGTCTCCACTGCTAAAGACCCAGCTCCTAATGTTGCTGGTGCTGATAAGAAAGAGACAGTTGACGGCGAAAAAGCTAAAGATTTAGGCGGTCTTGACGGTCAGGATGAGAAAGTTGATAAGGCAAAAGATAAGAAGGCTGACTCAAGTGACCAATCAGAACATGAAATCGGAAAGAAAGCAACTGCAGCTGCAAAACCCGTAAGTGGTGATGCTCAACAGAAGAGTGCTGGTAAAGCCGATACTCCTCAGAAACTTGCTGCTGGTGACGAAATCGACCACGATGGCGAGGAGCTCAAGGAGAATAAAAAGATGACCAAAGCTCAACAGCTTGAAGCTATTGCGAAGATGAAAAAGGCAGACATTGAAGAGATGCTTGCTGCGCATGCTTCAAAATTGGAAGAGGCAGAGAGTGCCGAAACCGAAGCAGAGTTAAAGAAACTTGAAGACCAGAAGGCAGAGATTGATGAGAGAATCAAAAGTATTTCTGTCAAAGAGGATATGGAAGCTCTGATGAGTTCTGATGATACTCTTAGTGAGGAATTCAAGGTAAAGGCCGCAACAATTTTTGAGGCCGCAGTAAAATCTAAGATTCGTTCAGAGATTGAGCGAATTGATGAGGAAGTACATTCTGAGAAAGAAACCGAAATGGAGACTTTCAAGGAAGAGATGACAGAAAAAGTCGATACATATCTCAATTATGTGGTCGAGGAATGGACTAAAGAAAACGAGTTGGCAATTGAACGTGGTTTAAAGGGTGAAATTGCAGAAGACTTTATTTCTGGATTGAAACAATTGTTTGAAGACCATTACATTGACGTTCCAGACGAGAAGTATGATGTTCTGGAAGCCCAGTCAGAAAAGATTTCTGAGCTAGAAGAGAAGTTGAACGAGGCAATTCAAAAGAGTGTTGACCTCACATCTTCTAATGAAAATCTAGTCAGGGAACAGGTCATTTCCGAAGTTTCCGAAGATTTGGCCGATACCGAAATTGAAAAGTTTAAATCACTTACGCAAGATATAGAGTTTGGAAGTGAAGATTCTTTCCGTGAGAAACTTGATACACTGAAAGAAAGTTATTTCCCTAAAGCTCAACCATCTAGTTCAAGTGAGGAAACATTTGGTGATGAAGATGGTAGCACCGCACAGGACGTTGATACGACAGATGCAATGAAATCGTATATGTCGGCCATCAGTCGTAATCAAAAGGCGAGTGCATAAAACATTATATTAAACGGATGTAAATAAAAAGGAGAAACACAATGTTTCAAACAGAACATCTACAAGAAAAGTGGCAGCCAGTCCTAGAACACCCCGATCTTCCTAAGATTGCGGATTCTTATAAGCGGGCAGTTACCACTCTCATCTTGGAAAACCAAGAAAAAGCTATGCAAGAAGACCGTGGTTTTCTTTCTGAGGCCGCTCCTACTAACAGTACTGGCGGTCAGTTTGATACTTGGGACCCAATTCTAATTTCCCTAGTTCGTCGTGCAATGCCTAATTTGATTGCTTATGACGTATGCGGTGTGCAACCAATGACAGGCCCAACGGGTCTTATCTTTGCCATGCGTTCCACATATGCTTCGATGGACGGCGCCGAGGCGATGGTTGATGAAGCTGATAGTGGAATTTCTAATGATGACGCCGCTGGCGATCTGACTTCTTCCGCTATGACAGGCAGCAACCCTGCTGTTCTCAATGATAGTCCTTCTGCTGGTACTTACTTGTCTCCGACAGGTATGACTACTGCTCAGGGTGAAGCATTGGGTGATGCGGCTGCTAACTCTTTCGCAGAGATGGCGTTCTCAATTGAAAAGTCAACTGTTACTGCTGTATCCCGTGCCTTGAAGGCCGAGTATACAATGGAGTTGGCGCAAGACTTGAAAGCGATCCACGGCCTAGACGCCGAGACAGAACTCAGCAACATTCTTTCTACAGAAATTCTTGCTGAAATCAACCGTGAAGTAGTTCGTTCTCTGTATATCACCGCTGTTGCTGGTGCTCAGATTAATACGTCAACTGCTGGTATCTTCGATCTGGACACCGACTCTAATGGTCGTTGGTCAGTTGAGAAGTTCAAAGGTTTGATGTTCGCTATCGAGCGTGACGCCAATGCGGTTGGTCAACAGACCCGTCGTGGCAAAGGTAATATGATCATCTGCTCCGCTGATGTTGCTTCTGCACTTCAGATGGCTGGCGTGTTGGATCATACTCCTGCTCTCAGCAACAACCTAAATGTTGACGATTCAACCACCACATTTGCTGGTGTTATGAATGGTCGCTTCAAGGTATATGTTGATCCGTATGCAGCCAATGTTGCGGTGAAACAGTATTATGTTGTTGGTTATAAGGGTACTTCTCCTTATGACGCCGGTTTCTTCTACTGCCCATACGTTCCCCTACAGATGGTTCGTGCGGTTGGTGAGAATACCTTCCAGCCCAAGATTGGTTTCAAGACTCGTTACGGTCTTGCTGCTAACCCGTTTGCTGCTGCTGGTGCGGTTGCTGCTGGTGATACAGTTAATAGTGACGCTTCTCTTGATGCGAACACCAATGCTTGGTATCGTAGAGTACAGGTTACAAACTTGATGTAAAATCAAGATGTTTAGTAGAGTAAACTAGAGGGGTCTTCGGACCCCTCTTTTTTTATTATAAATAGTAACATGGCAACCGCACAATCACCTCTAGCAAGACAACCTGATCAGTTAGATTACGCAAGTCCGACTCAATTTCGTTTCGGTATTCACCAATTACCGAAAGTGGAATTTTTTACGGTAACTGCAAACCTTCCTGGCGTTTCAGTTCCCACTACTACTTTGGCTACTCCATTTACAGATATTTCTATTATGGGAGAAAAAACAGAATTTGAAAATTTGACCATATCTTTCATAGTGGATGAATATCTAGAAAATTATATTACACTTCATAATTGGTTGACAGGAATTGGTTTTCCGAAAAGTAGATCACAATTTTCTACATTTAGAGATGTAACTTCTGATACACCAGATAGTCAAAAAGGTGTAAGCACAGATATAGGAGATGTGAAACAATCAACTCCTGATAAGGCAATGTATTCAGATGCTTTTCTAATGATACTTTCTAATAAAAATAATCCAATTGTCGAAGTGAATTTTCATAATGTTTATCCTATATCTTTAAGTGCATTAGATTTTTCTCAAGCTGCAACAGATGTAGAATATATGACTGCATCAGCTGAATTTGCATATCAAATCTATGAAATTACAACCTTATAAATAAGTTCGAGCAGATGCGATAAACTTTAACAGTTTTCAAATTTTAGTCTAAACGACAATATACACAAAGAGAGTAAATCAAAACTCTGCTCACATTTTTGAAAGTTATATTATGAATCTAGATGATTTAAAAGAAGAAGCAACAAACGACCTACCTATTATTGACCATGAACACATGGATCAAGAATCTTATAAAAATCAAATTATAAAACCTAAGTGGCTTGATTATAAAACTCGTTTTGAGTTATTAAAAGCTCAAGCCAATATTAACTATACTAGACTCTATCGTGAGAAATGGGAATATTATGGTGGTAAGTCTGATGCTAAAGTTTATGTCGCAAAACCATTTGATTTAAAAGTTTTGAAAAGTGATTTAGCAATGTATATAACTGCCGATGATGAAATTATTGAATTACAATCAAAGATTCATTACTATGAAGTTATCATAAAATATATTGATGGTGTTATTAAATCTATAGACAATCGAAGCTGGGATATAAAACATTCTCAAGATTGGAAGAAGTTTGAAGCGGGGATGATGTAAATGTCATCCATTACTCATTATATTGGATATTATGAAGATTGTATATCAAAAGATAATTGTGATAAAATTATGTCCCATAATTGGGGAATGCAAAAATCTACTTATGCAAATAATAAGGGAAAAATTAAATCAAGCAATGAACGTGTTAAAATGGATGAAGTGTGGATTAAACAAAATACGCCATTTTATGAAAATTTAAAAACTACTTTTATAAAAGTTATATCAAAATATTCAACAGATCATAAAGACTTTTCTTGTATTCATCATACTGATTTTAGAATTAACAAATATTCAGAAGGCGGATTTATGTCTAGACATGTGGATAATATACATCACAGTCACGGTCAAAAATATGGATATCCACAAGTTTCATCATTGTTATTTTTGAATGATGATTATGAGGGTGGAGAATTTATTGTAGCCGGAGAAATATATTATCCGAAAAAAGGTTCAGCAATAATTTTTCCTTCTAATTTTATGTATCCACATGAAGTTGGCCTTGTAACAAAAGGAATAAGATGGAGTGTATTAACGTGGTTGATGTAAAAATGCATAAATGTTTTCCTACTGTTATTTCGGAATTTTCTTATCATCCTGATTTGATTCCACATAATTTGATGGAAAAACATATTAAAAAAATTAGAAAAAATCATATGTATCATACGGATGATATATTACAAAATGTGACATATTTTTTAAATTTGAAAACTGTAATTTTAAATGCTAATAGATATCATTTGAAAAAATTAGATTATGAGTATGAACATTTAGAAATGACAAGTATGTGGGCAAACCATTTATTTGCTGGAGATGCTCATCCACCGCATACACATTCTAATAATTTTTTATCAGGTGTATATTATTTAAAGTCTGGAAAAAATACTTCTCCTATACAATTTTTTGATCCTAGACCTCAAGCAAATGTTTTGCGACCAAGAAATAAACCAAATATATTCAATTCT